AACACAATCGTTCAACCTGATACATTCAGGTCGCAAGTAAGCCGACTCGGAACGGATCGTTCATCCTATGATTGAAACCTTGATTGCTGCATCAACTGCTGTTACTACTTTAGTTACAGTATCATGCACCGACATTAATACTCTTGTAGATCGTGCTAAGGTCTATCCAGACATTAGCGATAAAGATAGACAGGAAATTATTGATCTATATTATGATTTTGCTGAAAGGCAAGGATTAGATTGTAAGGACGCAAAAGCCGACTAAAGGAACGGATTTAAAAACCCAACTACTTTAGGAGTACCATCATGGCACAAGTCACATACAGAGGTATCAAGTACGATACCAACGACAAAAAGCAAACTAACTCTAACAAGGTTCAAGAATCTTATAGAGGTATCAAGTTTGAGAAGGAAGTTGTTACTGCATAGTATCAATTCCTGATATATCTAAGAGCATCTCTTGACAGATGCTCTTTTTTTGTGTAAAATACCTAAATACCATATAAAAATTATGGAACCGAAAAGAGACCAACTGAAATTAAGACTTAGACAAGTTGAAATGGCAGTAGATGCACTTAAGGCAGAAATCTATTCTGACGTAGATGCATATTCCACTGTAAGTACCGCAGAAAAGGTATTAAACGATTATGATGAAATCTTTGAGGACGACGACGGATGAAAAGACAAAAACATCTTATAAAGAATTTAAAAAATGCAATACAACAAGACTATTTGTATAATGCTAATGAATTAGCATATATGAAAAAGCAACTTGTAATGCTTGAAGAAATGAATGTCGTTAAGAAAAAAGAAAAACCTGAAGGATTTGGTAAATGAACGTAAAACTTGTAAGTATCACTCCTGATGCGGAGCAAATGATGGCTTATATCGCCAGAGTGAGTAATCCCTCAAATCAGGATAATGAGAACTATTCTGGATTATTAAAATATTGTATTAAGCATAATCATTGGAGTGTATTTGAACAATCCTCGATGAGCTTGGAGATCGAGACAAGCCGAGCTATTGCTGCTCAAATTTTGAGACATAGGAGCTTTACGTTCCAAGAGTTCTCACAGAGATATGCATCAAGCACCGCATTAGGCGATTTTGACCTACCAGAACTCAGAAAACAAGACAAGAAGAATCGTCAAAATTCTACAAATGACTTGGAACCCGAATTAATAGACAAATTTGAGAAACAGATGATAACCCTGTTTAGTTCATCAAAGGCACTTTATGAGCAAATGCTGAGTCAGGGTGTTGCGAAGGAATGTGCAAGAATGGTGTTACCTCTATGTACTCCTACCAGAATCTATATGACTGGAAGTTGTCGTTCATGGATTCACTATATTAACCTGAGATCTGCACACGGTACTCAAAAAGAGCACATGCAGATTGCAGAGAAATGTAGAAAGATCTTTATAGAGCAATTCCCGAACGTATCAGAAGCCCTAGAATGGGTCTAAATAAATTTACCCGATAAAATATTATGGCTACATATCCTGTTGTAAATACAAAAAATGGAGATAAGAAAGAAGTCTCAATGAGTGTACATGATTGGGATCAGTGGTGTGCTGATAACCCTGAGTGGAGTAGAGATTACTCTGATCCATCTACATGTCCGATGGCTGCAGAAGTGGGAGAATGGAGAGATAAACTACGTAAATCAAAGCCTGGCTGGAACGAAGTTCTGCAGAAAGCATCCAAAGCACCAGGTGCCCGTAATTTGAAACTATAAAATGGCCCGTAAAAGAAAAACCTCTGGGGATCAACCTATTGGTGTGGGAATGACTGGTAAACAGATGAAGAGGAAAAAACCTCTGAGTGCTGATTATTTGATTGATATCCAACCTCTTACTGATAATCAAAAAAGACTATTTGATTCCTATAAAGAAGGAAAACAAATCGTTGCCTATGGAGCAGCAGGGACAGGAAAAACTTTCGTTACCCTCTTCAATGCTCTAAAGGACGTTTTAAACCAGAAAACTCCATACGAAAGAATCTATATTGTAAGATCATTAGTCTCTACAAGAGAGATTGGATTTTTACCTGGTGATTATGAAGATAAATCAGACATCTACCAAGTGCCTTATAAGCACATGGTAAAGTATATGTTCGAAATGAACTCTGATGCTGATTTTGAAATGCTTTATGGGAATCTAAAAGCACAGGATACAATTAAATTCTGGAGTACCTCGTTTTTAAGAGGAACTACACTCGATAATGCGATTGTGATTGTTGATGAATTTCAGAACCTCAATTTCCATGAACTCGATAGTATTATTACCAGAATAGGAGAAAATAGTAAGATATGCTTCTGTGGAGATGCTAGACAATCTGATTTACTTAAAACTAATGAGAGAAACGGTATAGTGGACTTTATGAACATCTTGCGTAAAATGAATTCTTTTGATATAATAGAATTTGGAATTGATGATATCATTCGTTCTGGACTCGTGAAGGAGTATATTATTGCTAAACTTGAAATGGGTATGTAATGTTTAAACATGTTGATTTGAGTCTTCCTAAACTTACTAGGGAGACTATTGATGGAGTTCGTTATTACTCAGTACCAGACGAAGAAGAGTTACTTAAACTTGTTTCAATTACTTCCGTCACTAGCCACTTTAATAAAGACATCTTTGTTAATTGGAGAAAGAAGGTAGGTAATGAAGAGGCAGATCGTATCACGAAAGCGGCCACAACCCGTGGAACTGGTATGCACACTCTTACGGAACATTATTTAAGTAATGATGAAGTACTTCCAGAGGTTCCTCCTATGTCTGATTTTTTATTTAAAATCTCAAAGGGGGAACTTAACAAAATAGATAATATTTACTCTCTTGAGGGTGCCCTATATAGTAAGCAACTTGGTATCGCTGGAACTGTTGATTGTATTGCAGAATATGATGGAGAGTTATCAATAATAGATTTTAAAACGTCTAAAAAACCAAAGCCTAAAAAATGGATAGAACATTATTTTGTCCAAGCGATGGCATACGGTTGTATGTTGTATGAATTGAAAAATATATCAATTAAAAAATTAGTCATTATTATGGCTTGTGAAAATGGAGAATGTGTAGTTTATGAAGAGTACAACAAAGCAAAGTACATCAAACTTCTCGACAAATATATTAGAAAGTTTGTTGGAGATAAATTGGAAATCTATGGAACCGAATAAAGAACTTGAGCAAGTAATGGAGAAGAAGTTTCTTACTCCTGCTAAATTTGCAATGGAAATTGAGTCAATAGTATCTAAAGAAGATATGAATTATATTGATGCAATATGTTACTATTGTGAAATCAATGGACTTGAGATAGAATCAGTAACAAAGTTAGTTTCTAAACCACTCAAAGAGAAATTGAAGTGGGATGCACAGGAACTCAATTTTATGAAAAAGACATCAAGAGCAAAATTGCCTTTATAATGCCTACTAAATCTGAATTAACACATTATCGTCTTCAAGCAATGCTTAGGGAACATAGTTTCCCTGACCTTGAATATATTGGAGAACGCAAGAGTTGGAAATCAGGAGAACTTGAACATTGGTATCGTATAGGAAAGGCAGAAGTTCCTGTAGATGCTATTACAGAATTGGATATGGAAAAGGATGAAACAGATTGAAGTATTGCCTCAGACCATATATCAGTTTGAAGCAGATCCAAGGATCACAGAAACAGCATTAGAATTACTTAAAAAAGAAGAATTAATTCAACAGGGAAATGCTGAGGGTTATGAAGTTTCTGGAATGACTGAAGATGCTCGTCTTAATCTTAGGCCTGAATATGCAGATATCATGGATTGGATTCATGAGTGTTTAGATGAAGTAAGATTAATAAAGAATTTGCAATGTGAACGTCTACAAATTACTCAGTCTTGGGGTGTTACTACCACATATAATACACACCAATATAAGCATTATCACACCAACTCTTATATCAGTGGTGTTTTTTATTTGACAAATTCACCTACAGGAACTACACTATATCATAATAGTATATGGGAACAGGAGAATCCTCCATTGATGACTGTTAGACATCTTGCAGAGTCTCGTGATCTTACCCATAAAGTACGTGCAAAAGCAGGTACTTTAGTTTTATTTCCTTCTGCCTTAGAGCATGAAGTAAGACCAAGTAAAGATTTTGGTGATAGATACACTCTAGTCATTAATGCCTTTCCTTCTGGTAAAATAGGAAATTTTAGAATGTTCAATGGAATAGAAATTGAGATTAAATGAAAGTGACTCCATTTGAAACCTATCAAACTTATCTCTCTATGAAAAGTCATTTTACTAACCCCAAGTATGACTTTATAAAATATGGTGGTAAGTCAAGGGCTACAATGTCTGCCTTTAACAAAAGGAAAGACAAATACTGGTTTGAAAAGACATCCAGAAAATACTCTGACGAAGAAATCGTAAACTTTTTATTAGCAAACTTTGTAACAACCGATAACCCACAAAACTTATGGATTGGAGAAATTATAAATTCTGGAGAAAGAACATACGCAGACTGGAAAAGACGCAAACAGAGTTTGACGTACTTATTCAAAGAACAAACAGAGAAATTGGTTTGCGAAAACAACTTAGAAGAAGTATTCGATTGCTCGAAGGGACACCCATTAGTCCTAAAAAGATATCTGGGTGGAGAGATCTCGCTAGAAACGCTTACAATACTGGAAAAGGTCTTTTCTTTCGCAAAAAACTTTGATAAGAAACTAAAAGATCCTGTGTGGGAATCCGTCAGTTTAAAGATAAAAAAGTACATTCCTTTTATAAATATTAATGTATTCCATTATAAAAACGTATTAAGAGATATTATCAATGAGTGAATTTTTCCAATCAGAAATGGTTCGTGAAGAACTAAAAGTTATCAACGAACTTCAACAAGATGTTTATGGTTCACTCATGAATTTCAACATAATGCCTCATGACGAAAAACTGGAACACATTGAAAAATTAAGTTCTTTACTTGAAAAGCAAAAGGTCATGTACACAAGATTATCCTTGTCTGATGATCCAGAAGCAGATGATATGAAAAAGAATTTAGAGAAATCACTTACCGTGTTGGGTTTCCCAGAAGGTACTGATATGATCACACTTTTTAATGGAATGGCTAAGACCATTCAACAAATGAAAGACCATCTTGACAATTAAGTCAATGTATGGTATAATACAAACATCCAATTAATCCAATTAATCCGAGGTATCCTAATGTCTTTCGCAGACTTAAAAAAACAATCTAAACTTGGTTCACTGACTGCAAAGTTAGTTAAAGAAGTTGAGAAAATGAATAACAACGGTGCATCAGGCGATGACCGTATGTGGAAATTAGACGTAGATAAATCAGGTAACGGTTATGCTGTTATTAGATTTCTACCTGCACCAAATGGTG